TTTACACGCCAAACTAATCCGTTTGGACACTGATTTGACAGCTTAAATAACTCGTTCAGCCGCCAAATTGGGGGCATTGGTTTATAATTTCTTGACATAAAACTGTGAATGAACTAATTTTCTTTTTGATTTTAACTTAAATAACAATTTGTCAATAGTGTAATGTTTATTCGCTGTTATTTAAGTCTTATAAGTCTATTAATAGACCTTACATTTTGTCATAATATGTTATTTAGCTCACGACGAAAGTAAAAAGATTTCATTCTTAGTTTTAACAGAAAATGAAGTAAAAAGAAAACTCCCCCAGCTGTGATAGCAAGGGGAGTAGCACTTTGCAAACATGAACCTATGATCGAGGGGACCCAAATCCCTCAACCAGATACTAACGCTCTTCCATAGTCGTCTTCAAGTCTTTCTATATCTTCTTCATATAATTCCTTTCCGTGTTGTAATTCCAAGATAATTAGATCACCTCTCATAGCTTTTGCACGGTGCCAAGTATCAACTTCTATAGTAAATGTGTCTTTAGGATGAGCTAAATGCCAAGTACCATCACAATAAACAGATCCAAAACCTGAAGCTATTGTCCACACCTCAGAACGATGATGATGTTTTTGTAAACTTAAACGATTACCTTCTTCAATACATATTGTTTTTACCTTGAAGTTTTCTCCTTCAAAAGTGGTTTGATACCATCCCCATGGTCTATAAATTTTTACATGATAATTATTCTTATCTTCTTCTATTTGTCTTCTATTTATACAACAATTACAGTTACAATCTTCCCCTGTAAGATTATCTTTAATCATGTTAATTTAGTTTAAAACTTTACTCTAACTATAACTAATTCTACTTTTTAGATCCAATCTTTCTAGATTTTTTTCTCTTTTTAGGTTTAATTCTTTTTTCAGGCTCTACTACAGAGTGATCAACACCGTTCAATGTGTCCTGGAAGACCCCACCGAACTGTGATGCAATGTTTTTCCAATGAAATTGAGAATCAGTAGCTCTTAGGTAGCAGAGTTCCGCTGTCGCTTTAAGTTTTCCTCTATCTTCATACAGTTCATTAAGGATGCTTGTAAGGTGATCAGCATCTGGGCAAGGCATTTCCCTAGCAAAAGTGGTGTCGACATCAACATGATTACAATTTATAAGTTGTCCATAACCTTCAAATATCTCCTTACAAGAAGTGTGGTTAGGCACTACTTGGGCAACCTTACATGCAGCATGTTCAAAGTTCACCAGACCCCAGCCTTCGCCTTTACAAGTATTCACGCCTACATCACATACATTATATATAGTATTCAGCATGTCCACTTCAACGTTAGGAGGATCTTGAGTATTCGTGGTCATTATTATTCTCCCATTAGGATCTAATCCACGTTTACGCATTTCCCTACTAAACAATGGCATGATATCCCACCCTTGATCTTTCAATCCCATATGCAAATACATTCTGGCTTCTGGTTTATCCACTGCAAACTTGGCAAATGCTTCACAAGTTATATCCAATCTCTTACGAAATTGATTCCTATTACCGTTGAAAACAATAAACAAATCTTCATCTAACTTTAACTTCTTTCTAGCCTTCTTTCTGTCTACTGGATAGAATTGACCCTCAGTTACGCCATGAGGAATTACTGCTATCGGTTGAGTTATTCCAGCTTTGATAAATTCTCTGGCTCCGAACTCGGTATATGAAATAATTCCATCCCAATCATTGGCAGTATCTGTTAAACAGCCGACCCAATTGTAAGAATCCATGGGAACATATCCAATGAATTTAAACCTCTTATCTTTATGCATGTCTTGAATTTGTTTATATTGTTCATTAACAATCCACATGTCATTAATAGTAAATATAATATCGGGTTCAGTCTTCATCACTATTTCTCTAATACGCTCCTCTCCAAAGGGTGCAGTCTGGAAACGATTAGAGGAAGGATACATTGTATAGATCTTCTGTAGAGGAGAGGGATCTCCCCACCAATTGTTTCCTAATACTGTGATATCAAAATCATCTTTAAGGAATGGTAATACGTTTTCAGTTACTCTTGCAAATCCTGTCTTAGCTACTATATCTCCTATCCATAAAAGCTTTGGTTTTTTATTCATTTAAGAAGTGTATTCTTACTTAAATATACACAATTTTGGAGAGCGTTCCAAGTTTCTTACTAAACGAGAATTAGCCCCTAGTTTTATATATAGGTGTTCAATTATATTTTCAGGCTTTGCAGTAGGTCCACAGGTATAAAAATCCATTGCACAGTACTTATGTTCTGGCCAGGTGTGCATTGAAGCGTGTGATTCTGCTAACAAAGCTAATAAAGTAACCCCTTGAGGTTCGAACTTATTACTTGTAACCTTTAACACTGTTGTATTACATAGAGTCAATGAATCTTCGAAGATAGTTTTTAACTCTTCTAGATCATCTAATAACTCAGAATTACATCCATAAAGGTCAATAATTAAATGTTGTCCCAATTGCATGGTCTAAGGGGAGTTTAAAATACTTCCGTACTGTTCTTTCCACTCTTCTTTATTTAAACCAACTTCAATAATTGAAGGATAGGTGAGATACTTTTGATCTGATGTTCTACACGCAAGGTTCACTACTCTTACTCCACGACGTTCTTTCATCTTATAAACATTTAAACCTAACTGGTGGACACATACGTCTATTAATAAGGTTTCAAATCTACTTCTACCCAAGATATTACTGTTAGAAGCCTTGGAGAACTCGCAGTAACTTGCATATAACCATTTATCTGAAGCCATATAAACGATTGAAGATCCAGCTGGGGCAGCCTTTGCCAGTCCTATAGATGCAGAAGCATTCTCATCAAATACTAAACAGTGCTCCATCCAATCCATTATCTGATTAGATTTAAGTATCTGTTCTCTATTATGCTTTGCAAAGAAATCGACCTTCTTTGTAGTCTCCATCAAGTATTCCCTCATCTCTTGTTCAGGCATGTCCAACACCCAGTTAACTAGACCAGACAACATGGATGAGAAGTCCCCAAAGGGGCGTCCTCGGTCGTCCATATCTATAAGGGTTCGTTGGTCTGCAGACTTGCCTAGGAAGGGCTTATCGAAGGGTATGGTGAGACGTCTACGAGCTAACCCGGAGGTAGGATCGGTAGTTTGAATAGGCTCGTTTGCCGTGATCATAACCAAACCATTGAACTTAAAGGGTTTCTGTGATCCTGACTGAAATTTTCTTTCATGTCTTATTAAATCTCTACCTGTTATTGCCTTCAACACAGATACAGAACCACCATATCTCTCTACATCATTGAATAGTAATAACTTTTTCTTATATAAGTTAGCAGTTTCAAAACGATTTTTCTCCAAATGCTCTAATGAGGAGATCATTGCGTTGTCATCTCCTACCAGTGCATGAGCTAAGTTAGCGTAAGTAGATTTACCTGACTTTCCTGGACCTACTATTTCAACAAATTTCTGTACGTCTGAATGACTTAGGAGCACTGCTCGCAGCCATGCCCTGAGCACTTGCACTCTGTCCCAGTTTCCGTCTTGGACTTTTTTGAGCCATTTGATAATGGGTTCACAGGTTGCTTCCGGTGAGTAGTTATATGGCAGTTGCTGGGTGAAGTGCATTCCTCTATCGAATGGGAGGAGTTCTTTTGATTCGATGCAGAGTATTCCATTTTTAAATAATAAGTGTTTGTTATCTTCATACCATTCGTCAAATATCTCAGAGATCCTAAGTTGCTCTACTACATCATTGACGAGATTCATACTATAACCGCTAGGTAATAGATGATCTTTCACCACATCTAATCTATGCTTTACTTCTCCCTTCATCTCTATATCAGATAAGGCAGACCATAATCCTTTACTTTTATATTCATATATAAAGAAACAGTTCTGTTGTTGACTGTACTTTAAATTACCTTTATAGGTCTGTAATAGTATTTGAGAGATTACATCGGAGGAGGGATTTCTAGGTTTCTGATCTCTTCCTCTTGGAGATAGGGGAGCTGCAGCCATCTCTAGTTTGGGCATCATAGTAGTAGCAGCTGTAAGTTTAACTTTTTTCTTAGGTGTGTTTACTTTTCCTTGCATTTCTCTTAAACGTTTTTCGTCCTCTTCTAATTGTGCATCATCAACATTCATACTCTTATAGCTTTCTGAAGGCTTCCAACCATTCTCCTTGGCTATATGTATAAGTGAACCTATACCACGACCTCCTCCTTTACTGAAGGAGAACCATCTTTTCTGGCAATCACCTTTACGATACTTGTCAGATTGTTGTGACCATTTATCCCACTCATCTAATAGTGAGTCATCTAAAGAATGTAATGATTGACCAACCGTAATCCAGATATCGTAATCATCAGTAGCCTCTGGAGGCAATGCCCACATAGCTTCTGTCGCTAACTGTATATCACGTTCTAAATTTATTCTGGCGTTCAGAGCAAATCCAGGACCAACGATACGTGTATGTTGATTAGAAGGTATACCTTGCTTAGCATTCTTATTTATGATTGCATTCATTAACCAATCAGGCATATCTGGTAGCTTATCTACATACTCAAAACCTTGATCTTTGGCTGTGTAATAACCTTGAGTATCAGGATGCAATCCCATTAACACTCCCTGATGCTTACTCCATAAGATTTCTAGCTTTTCTTTAGGTGCTTCTGCATGCCAAGTGTACTTATTACGTATGAAATGTTTATGTTGTTCTCTTTTTAACTTATATAGTTTACGTTCTCTGCCTTCCTTACCACTACATATAGTAAGAGTATCAGGTAAAGCTTCTGCTATAGAGTCACCACACAGTTCTTCTATGGCTTTATATACAGTAGGTCCATCAATATCCACCCAGACTAAACCATAAGGATGATTGTAGACAGGACCACCTAGTAAACCTACGGCTTTACATTCTCCAGTTGTCAGCTCGTCTTCAATATCCCGTACACTGAATGGCTGGTTCTGCCATCCTTTGACATAAGGATCTTTATTTTTCCCTAAAGGGGTCAGTGGCCAATCAATGGGTATCCATGAGAGATTAAATTGACCTGGTTTGAGTTCTTTTTTACTTTGATCGGTCATTGATTATCTTCAGTATTATCGGAATTAGAAATGCTGGTTTAGTAACACAGTAGGATTTAACAGAAATCCCACTACTTTTACCTTGAACCATAGCAGAGTCGAGTTTAAAGTTCATATATTTTAAATCTGAAATGTTTATTTGGAAACTGTTCTTGTGTTATTTGAAAGGCATGTAGGTGCATTTGGGTGGGAAGACAAAAACAATCTCCGTCAGAAGCATCTGTCATGCGTTCTTGAAGAGTTTTTATCCACTCACCGATAGAAATTCTGATGTCCATCGGTAACTATTTGTCTGTGTATTTATAATCCTATCTCTTCTTATTCAAGAAAACAATGTTATTTTTCTTGCAAAATATTAAGAATTAATCTTCAGAATCTTTTAACCATTTAGCCTTCAAACTTATCTCACCACCTAGCTTTGCCGCTTCTGAATCTGGGTCATCATGTGGTTTCTCTTCAAAGATTGGTTCAAAACTTTCTTTTAATTCTTTATCAAACTTAATTTTATATTTCTTCTCTATTTTATCTAATCTAGCCTGTAATTTAGCTTCAAACCATATCTTTTTAAGCCAAGATATAAGCTCTGTTATTAACTTTCTGAGTAACATTCTTCTATTTGTTTATAATATTCTTCAACAATTTTATACCAATCCTGCCTTAACGAATTAAGGAACCCTCTTGATATTTTAAATATCTGAGTTCTCTCTGGGGTTGATACTAATATAGCTGCTTGTTGAACCTTTAATCCTAAAGTTTGTTCTATCGCAATGTCATATGCTGCAAGCTGTTTGCATGTTTTTTTAAACTTCATATAACCGCCTAATAAGTTTCTCCATTCTTGAGTACCTTTTTCGTAATCTTTCGGCCATCTACGACTGTAAGGTTTGACGCTAGTTTTTAAATCAGCAAGAGTTAATTTATTATTTACTACTGCAATTATGTCAGGGGCACCGGCCCATGCTCTCCCC